ATACTTTTACATACCCCCCTCTCCCCCCACAGATATATGTATGGGGGGGTATAAATGTACTTAGGGGGGCTGACGTATTGACATAAATAGCCATAAATACTTTTGGTCATATTTTATTGGGTGTTCAGGCACTTTTTGGATTGTCATAAATACTGACATAAATACTGCCATAAATACTTTACCGTCTGGTTTTGGGCCTTACGCTAATTCTAGGCGCCTGTGGGCGCTTGTAAGAATAGAAGATGTGTTTGCCGATACGGACAATTCTGTGGAGCTTACGGCGCCACACTGGGCGCACATCAACTGTGTGGTAGTGGTCGGCGGTAGTGTAGGGTAAAACATCGGGATCGTTTATAATTTGAACTGCAAGCTCTTGAGCTTTTGCCCAAGCCTCTTCGTCTCTGGGGCTAGGGGCTTTGCCCTTACGATAGAACGAGAACTGATGATCTTGGGTAATGACATTGCACATAGACGATGGCCAACGCGGTGACGCCACGCGGTTAACTATGACCTTAGCCACCATCATTTGGCCACTAACTGGTTCGCCTCTTGCTTCGTGGTATAGGGCAAGGGATAGACACGCCGCTGCGGCGATCACTTTTCAGCATCCTGTTTGGGTTTTTTGGCCACGATGTACTGAGTATTTTTGGATGGCTTACGATCCCACACTGTCCAGATGAAATCCATTGTGCCAGACTTACCGCGCTCTGGTGACATTGCTGGGCGCCACGACATTGCTATGATTGCCATTGGCTTCGTTCTTTGAAACAGATCGAACCTCTTTGCGGCCTGCCAGTAGGTTGACTTTACAAGCATTGCGAAGGGAACTTTAAAGCTGGCGGCGTGTTCAATAAACTGTGCGGCCAGATTAAAGGGTGGGTTGGTTATGATTGATCCGCAGTTACAATCTGCGTTTAGGAAGTTGAGCCCTGTATCTCCATAGCCTTGGTCGTTGAGGTCGGTAGATACCACGGCAAGCCTTCGCTCCTTTAGGACTTCTGATATGGCGCCACTACCGCAGGCTGGCTCCCACACCCTACTCCCCTCGAACAGACGTTGGTAGCTGTCGAGGAGAGCGATGGTGCATTCTCTTGGGGTGGAATAGAAATCGGCGGCGTTCCTTCCGTACTGGTTGGACGCGCCACCTATGATCGTTGAGGGCTTCATACGTTACCGCCTTGGAACTTTACGACTGGGACTTCGGGCTCTGGCTTGTCTGCCGCCAGTTCTCCTGCACAGGCTGAATAGCCCGCAAGATCCAGATAATTCTCTGGGTTGGTAGGGTTGGATTTTTGACGTGCAATTTTTAACAGGCACATCATAATTGCTACGTCAGACGGATGGATGTGACGCTCTAAATAGACGCCCCACAATTCACCAATAGTAGTAAGATTGTCTTCCATATCTCCATGCTCAGTTGCGCGCTCTACATTTACCAACTGCTTGGCGGTATCTAAAATTTCTGTGCGTGTATATTTAGTCATTTGTTTTCCTTTATTTAGTTTGTCTAAGTTCCACTTGGCCATATCTTTATCCTTTAGTTTAATGGTGGTGCGAAATAGGCGAACCGTGGTCGGCCCCTCGCACCTTGGTTTTGATCGCGGCACTCTATGCCACGGTCATTTGCTAGTGCGTCTAGAACGTCTGAACGCTTGCGGCGGTCCATATTTGCAAATGCCGCAACGCTTCTGGATATCTCACGCTCTGTGAGCCCACCCAGTCCAGCCCTTTCGATGTGGGAGTAGACTGCCTTGCACGCAGCATCGAATGGACCTTCAGCCATGTTGGACCTGAACATCTCAATGGTTTGCTTGGCGTAGTAGTCAACGTAATCAATTGACCAGTTCATGGCATCCGCAGTGATTTCGTCTTGGCCCATTGATCTCGAAACAATCAGGGACAGACGCATGGCGATCTCGCGTGATCGATTGTACATTGCTTCCAGACCTGTGCCTGTTTCCTTTCTGATGGCATCAACCAGACGCTCTTCATAGCTGTGAAGAAGTGCCTTTGCCTCTGGACTGAAGAAGACTTCGATTGGGTGTGGCGGCATATCATGGACATTACCTGCATCCAGATCACCGACTTGCGCGCTGGCGTGTTGCTTGGCCCACGTTGCCAGACGCTCAGAGATTGATGACCTTCGCTTTTCTTGGGACATCTGAACGCCAATGTCAGACTTAACAATAAGAAAACGGTTAAGAAGACCACTGGCCACGTCACCGCCACCGATTGCCTGCATGAACTCAGACGGTGTGGACATACCGACTAAAGTGAGAGATGGACGTTTGACCACCTTCTCCAGCTTCTCTGCTTCTGATGACTTCATTGTGTTGGTTGCGTAGCCCTGCTGTCGAAGTGTTCCGTCCTGACGCCCAAAGCATTCCATTATAGATGTTAGGGCGTCTGCCTTGTGCTGCATACCTTTTGCTGCGGCGGCTTTGAGTTGACGGCCCAGCTCATCGATAACTGACACATGGGTTGGTTTGTTGGTGAGGGTGGACATAACACCAGCCCCAGAGGTGTAGCCTGCTGGCCCGATCAGCTCATCTAGTCCAGCCTCTTCGAGCAGCTCTTCAAGAACTGTCTTTGTGTGTTCCTTGCCGCTGCCTGTCTCACCAATGTTTAGGAAGTAGAGGGAAGTGAAGTTGCGTTGGTCTGTCACCCAACGGCGCCCCATTGCCACTGACCCAAATGCTAGGGCGCACTGAACTGCGAACTGTGGCTGCGGTTTGATAGCTGTCACTGTGTAGTAGTTGACCACATCCTGTAAGATACCGGGGACTGACATCAGCTCTTCTGGCACTGTATTAAGTGGAAGCTCTGCCTGCTTGGGCTTTGACATTATACTGGCGGCTACCTTTGCGCCGTGTTCGATAGCCTCACGATCATAATCGTGGTCTGGATCTTGGGTGACATTTAGCATCTGGGCGGCTTCCTTGACCGCCTTTGTGACATTGCCCATGTGTTCATACTGCATCCAAAGCTCGAAAGCATCGAAGCTGTGCGCCGAATCAAATGGGTCAGATGCGTGGTGGCTGTAGGCACGGCCATCATCAAAGAGCTTTACGCCAGCTAGTTTAGACGTGGAATTGGGAGATAGATATCTGCCACGGGATGTTGGCTTGTAGTTATACTGAACCAGCAAGCTGTGCATATCGTGCGCCTCATTGAACTTATCGATGACGCTGGTTGTCTCACCCTTTGGCCGTGGCTTTCGTGTGGGCTGAAATTCTGCCTTTTTCTTCCACGGGCAAATGTCTTGGAGCTGAACCCTGTAGTTATCCCAGTCTCTCCACAGCGTGAGGAGCTGGGGCGGTAGATCTGGCAATCCATCGAAGATTGACCTGCCTGCCCACTCATATGGACGGCCAGTATCTGGGTGGATTGAGGGCGGCAAAACGTCTTGAGTTGAACCCGAACGGAGTTCAAAAATCACTTCAGTTCTGCGTGGATCACCATCTACAGGCCACGATATCTTGTGTGTGATCAGATCTGGCGGTGCTTTGAAAATGAGTTTTCCACGATTTTCGCGGCCAATAATCTGGGGTGCTGACTGCATTAGGGCAGAAAAATCTATGCCCAGTTCCTCAAAGATTAGCTTGGTATTTTCCAAATGATCGATGTCAACGGCGCAAGTTTTTGACGCGCCATGTAACAGCCCAACATTATGGGTTGGGTTCTGCTCATAATACTGTCGAGCTGCATCTGGATCAGACAGTGCTTTCTCTGGTTGCTGCCACCCGAATCGGGTCGGCCCTTTAGAGCCAGCAGGTATAGTAACTAAGTACCATCCTAGCTTTAAGCAGTAGTCTTCAATAGGAAAACTCATTCTGCCTCGCTCAAATATTCGCTAAGTTTTTTCCATGTGGTGAGACTGATTTGTTCGTTGCCTGTGGCGATTGATTTTACGGTGGGATGTGACAGTCCACACCGCTGTGCAACGACAGTCAGGCGGCGGTCTTGTAGCGCCGTTCTGATGTCATCGATAGGGATAAGTTGTTGCATATTTTTTACCTTTTTTACGATTGTTTGTAAAATTATCTTTACTCCTTGAAACAAAATCTGTAAACAAAATTCTGTAGAGAGTGAAAAAGTAGAAGAAGAAACGAAAGGAATTGCGATGAGCAATATCGATGGATTGGCCTCCAAGTGGCTAGAGTTGAAGAAAGCAGAACGTAAGCTGATTGCCGAAAGACACGCAATCGAAGAGCAGATCACTGAGGCATTAGAAGCTAAAGATGAAGGCTCAATCACCCACAAGCTAGACGATCACAAGGTGACACTGTCACAGAATGTGACGCGCAAACTTGACCCTACAAAGTGGGAACAAGTTAAGCACAAAATCCCAGAACTAAGGCATCCAGTTAAGACAACCCTATCTGCTGATTCGGTTGGCGTTCGCTGGCTGTTAGACCATGACCCAAAACAGTGGGCCAAGGTTGCTGCTGCTTTCGAGACTAAGAAAGCTAAGATTGGAGTTAAGGTCGAGGCGTACTAATGGAACGCATGACCTTAACCGATAGTGAGCTGCATATGCTCATTCAGGCGCTGAAGCACATAAACTTCAGCGAACAACCAGATCAGGTTCGTCTACAGCGAAAACTAAACCGTTGGCTTGAGCATCCTGATCTCGAATTTACGACAACTGAAAAAGGAAAATATAATGGATAGAACAATGGATGAAATTTTGGATGAGGTCTTTGCCCTCATATTTGGAAAGGATTGGTAATGGCCATTAATTTAAAATCACTGTCAAAACCGACAGGTCAACGCCCGATCATAGCCACCCTCTTCGGGGAGGGCGGCATGGGCAAGACAACCCTAGCGGCAATGATGCCAAAGCCGGTTTTCATAAGAACTGAGGACGGCACAGCCTCCCTCGCTGGCAACGACAACGTCAGCCTGTTCCCACTGGCTACATCTACTCAGGACGTTCTGGATGCCATTGAAACACTTGGCACAGAGAAGCATGAGTTCAAGACGCTGGTCATAGACAGCATCACACAACTGGCTACACTTATTGAGGCTGAGATCGTGAGCGCAGATGTCAAGGCAAAAAGCATAAACCAAGCTGGGGGTGGCTACGGTGCTGGGTATGGAGCTGCCAGTGAGCGCCACCGCACGGTGCGTGAATATGCTGGTGGGCTGGCCTATGAAACTGGCATGAACGTGGTCTTCATTGGTCACGCCGATACTGAAATGATGGACCTGCCAGACATGGACCCATACGCAAGATACTGTGTGCGGATGCATAAGAAGAGCATTCCGCACTACACAGATAATGTCGATCTAGTTGGGCTTATCCGTCTGAAGACATTTACTAGAGGGGAAGGTGACAAGAAGCGCGCCATCTCCACAGGTGAGCGTGAGATCCTGTGCTTTCCACAGGCAAGCTCAGTCACCAAAAATCGGTTCAACATTACTGAACCACTGCCGTTTACATTTGATGGCGGCAACCCTTTTCAAAAATTTGTAACAGAGTAGGAGAAACTCGAATGGACTTAAATGGATTTGACGCATCGGCTATCGAGCCACAGACAACGTATGAACCACTGCCAGCAGATTGGTATAAATGCGTGATTACTGATACCGAAGAGAAGCCGACAAAGGCTCAAACGGGATCATACCTTGAACTAAAAATTGAGGTGATAGATGGGCAGTACCAAGGGCGTCTTGTATTTGAACGCCTAAACCTCAAGAACCCAAACCCTACGGCGGTTGAGATTGCCCAGCGCAGCCTGTCGAGCATCTGTCGGGCGATAGGGGTCAACAGTCCCAAAGACAGCGCAGAGCTGCGTGACAAGACTATGATGGTTAAGCTGGCAGTTAAGCCAGCAGACGGTCAGTACGGCGCGTCTAATGAGGTTAAGGGCTATGACGTAGTCGGTGGGGAGACTGCGGCTCCAGCCGCTGCCCCAGCAGCAGCTACGGCCTCTGTCGGTGGTGGATCAACACCACCGTGGAAGAAGTAGGTCTATTGAAGGATGGGGTGGCTAACGCTGCCCCATTTTATGAATAGAAGGAAAGCCAGATGAACTTAGAGCAATATGCCACTCCAGCCACGATTGATGCGATTTACGATCACTACAAAGTGAAGCGCAAGAATGAACATAGGCCACACCTTGGTGGGTCACAGATTGGCAATGAGTGCAGTCGCGCTCTGTGGTATCAGTTTCGCCATGCTTGGTCGCCCACGTTCGATGGTCGTATGTTGCGCTTGTTTGAGACAGGTGACCGCGAGGAAGATAGGATTGTGGCCAACCTACGGGCAGTTGGAATAACCGTCTGGGATAAAGATCCAGACACAGGCAAGCAGATTATGTTTTCAGAGTGCGGTGGCCACTTCGCATTATCGCTGGATGGGGTGGGCGAGGGCTTTGCGGAAAGCAGCAAGCCACATACCTTAGAGTTTAAGACTATGAACGATAAGAACTTTAAGGCCATGAAGAACTTGGGATGCAAAAAGTCAAAGCCTGTCTACTGGGCACAGTGTCAGATCGGTATGCATTTGGGCGATATGGACAGGTGCTACTTCTTTGCTGTGAACAAGAACACAGATGAGATGTACGGCGAGAGAATCAAGCGCGACAGAGCTGTTGGCAACTTGCTGGTAAGCAAGGCCAAGAACATTATATTTACAGACACACCGCCTGCCAAGCTGAATGAAGATCCCAGCTACTGGCAGTGTAGGTTCTGTAGCTACTTTGCTGTGTGCCACGGGTGTAAAATCCCAGAGGTAAGCTGTCGGACGTGCAGCCATGTAACGCCAGAGCAAGATGGAACGTGGAGCTGCGCGAAGGGTAAGCCTGCCGTCACTTGTGATGAGCATCTGTTTATCCCTCAGATTATGCCAAAGGATTTTGTGGTTACGGACGCTGGTGATACCTTTGTGGAATATGAGGATCAAGACAATGGCGAGATCATTCGTAACGAAAAAAACAGCCAAGCTATTTTTGATGGGAGGATGCAACATGGATAAAGAAATGAAGGCAATTATATCGATCATCTTGGACGTATGTCCTGATCAAATCAACACGCATGATATGTCGAGCATCATAATAAATCTTCTGATTCACAAGCACATGGCACACCACTGGCCCACGATCCACGCCAATGTAGCTGAAGTTGTTGTCGAGCATTTAGTGAAGAGCTCTATGGAGGCAGAGGAGCATCAAAATAATATGACGGCCATTGAAGATGCCAATGATTTTTTGGAGAAAATTCGTAATGACGTTTAGGCCAACATATGAAACTTCTGGGGATTTAAAAAAAGAAACACTGGCGATAAAAAAATTTATTGCAAGTTTTGGTGGCGATGTAGATTTTGCAAAATTGCCCATACAGTACAAGATGGATTTTTGTTTGATTGACAACAAAACAGTCTGCACTTTTGTAGAAGTTAAATGCAGAACAAATAAAAAAACCGCATATTCCACATACATTATTTCCATGTCTAAAGTTGTTGCCGCAAAATCTTATAGTGACATTGGGATTAACTGCATACTTTTAGTGCAATGGACTGATCAAATGGGGTGGATTGATATGTCTAATAATGAATGGGACGCTAAAATTGGTGGTCGAAAAGACAGGGGCGATTGGCAAGACATAGAGCCTGTAATCCACATACCAATTTCTGAATTTAATATCGTAGGTGAAACATGAAGTTTGAACTTAGAGACTACCAAAAGGAAGCTGTTGATGGCTTGTATAATTACTGGGCTGGCAAGGCTGGCGATAACCCACTGATTGTTGCGCCGACTGGTTCTGGAAAGACAGCGATCATAGCGCAGATCATAAAAGACGCCATGTCATTCCAAGGCACACGGGTGTTAGTTGTTACGCACGTCAAGGAGCTGCTTGAGCAGGGAGCTAATGGGTTGCTTGCTTTATACCCAGAGGCTGATTTTGGGATGTACAGCGCAGGTTTAAAGCAAAGGGTTTTAGATCGTCCAATTACCTTTGCAGGCATTCAAAGCGTCTGGCAGAGAGCGTATGACATAGTTCCAGCTCCAGATCTTGTTTTGATTGATGAGGCGCACTTGCTGCCCAAGAACACTGAGACACGATACAATCGTTTTATATCTGATCTGAAGACCTGCAATCCTGACGTGAAGGTAGTTGGATTGACGGCCACTCCATACAGATTGGACACGGGGTATTTGCACAAGGGTAAGGGCGCAATTTTTGATGGGATTGCGTATGATATTCCAGTGGCCATGCTGATGGAGCAGGGATACCTGTCGCCAGTTATATCCAAGGGTGGCGTAAAACAGATCGACTTGACCAATGTTGGCAAGCGCGGCGGTGAGTTTATTGAGTCAGAACTTGCGATAGCGGCATCTGACCCAGAGCTTGTGAAATCTACAGTCGAGGAGATTGTGCGATTGGGGGCCGACAGAAAGAGCTGGCTGGTGTTCAGCTCTGGGGTAAACCACGCCTATATGTTGAAGTATGAGTTTGAGGCGCACGACATCGATGTGGGTGTGGTTACGGGCTCAGACGGTAATAAGGTGCGTGAACAAACGATTGCAGACTTTAAGAGTGGAAAGCTGCAATGTTTGATTAATGTGAACGTACTGACTACGGGCTTTGATCATCCACCTGTAGATCTCTGCGCTATTGTTAGAGCCACCGCCTCCACTGGGCTGTACGTCCAAATAGTGGGGCGCGCCATGAGAGTGGCTGAAGGCAAAACAGATGCATTAATTTTGGACTACGGCCAAAACGTAGAGCGTCACGGCTTCATAGATAAAGTAAAGCCAAAGGACAAATCGGCAGGAGCTGGTGAAGGTGAGGCTCCTATTAAGACCTGTGAGGTTTGTCAGACCATGTGCCACGCAGCCTGTAAGATCTGTCCTGAGTGTGGGTTTGAGTTTCCTGCGCCTGCACTGAACCACGGGGCAAACTCCTACAAAGGAGCCATGCTATCGTCACAGGTGGAGGCTGAATGGTATGAGGTAGACAGCGTGATCTACGGACGGCACAAAAAAGAAGGCAAGCCTGACAGCTTAAAGGTGACGTACTACGCTGGGTTGGTATCTGTGAGTGAGTGGCTTTGCCCAGATCACGGTGGCTATGCGGCCAGCAGATATACAGCGCGCAAACGTATGTTGAAATCTGAGGCAGATACGACAGACGATGCTTTGGATGAATGCCACTTCTGGGTTCAGCCCAGCAAGATAAAAGTTAAGCCGTCAGGCCATGACCCACGATATCAAGAAATCGTGCAGTTTGATTATACGCAAGTGGAGAGAAATAATGAGACGAAGACGAAAAACTTCGGCAGTTACGCTGATCTCAGCCTC